TGAATAGCATGTCATACGGACGGGCACATTGGTCCAACCAGAACCGACTCTCTCTCAAGAACCTTGTGGTGTTCTTCAGAAGCAGATCTGTCCCTAGTAACCAGATCGCACCAACATTATGTTGAACAGTACCAGCACCAAACATCGCAGCAGGAACCCCATCACCTATGATGGTGAATGGGACGGTTGAGAAGCGATACCCATCCAACAATGCGTCGAAAGGCTCTTGCCCACTGTTAGCGGCAATCTCATCGCGGTCTGCATCACGGATATTCTTAGCAATCCAATAGCAATCCTCAAGAACCGACATTCGGACATATAGGTCTATACGCCGATTCGTTTCGCTCTTGGAGACCAATTCAGTTCAAACTCCGCTGACATGAGATTACTGGGGAGGGGGCTATCATTCTTGATCGTTATTGTAACTTGGTTTGCTTTAGAGAATACGGGGAACCTGAATTCTCCGCTCTCCAAAGGAACTTCACCAACAGTCAAAGCAGACCCAAGGACACGCCCCGCGAAGGTGTGGGTGCTTGTGTCCCGATGATTCGGGGTAACCTCAACAGAGAAGTAGGTGCTGTCGGCATACACCAACGTACCATAACGGAGTTGGGCACGCCCATCAGTGATCACAGCACGGCCCCCACCGGGGGAGTTCTCCTTCAGAGTGACATCCGACAACTGATACACCATCTCGTACGCCTCACCAGCCCAGAATGACAACGCACTGATCGCTGAAGAGATAGAACCATTGTCAACACTCAATGTGGCGGACACAAGTGTCCCATAGTCATCTGTGGTTGAAGGTGTTTCTAAGAGGCTTCCGTGGTCCGCATCATCCCGCATAGAGTCTCGGAGAGTTACTGTGGTATCACCAACAGAAGGTGTACTGGTCAACGGGACTCTTACACCCGTCGCGGTGATAACCTCGAGATTGGTTCTACCTTCAGTAATCTCATAAGGAAGTGTGATGATCTTTCCGGTATCGTCAATGGTGGCAGCACCAGTTCTCCGGTCAAGGTGCGAAACGTGAGAAGTCCCTGGATCAGTTTTCCCAATCTCAAAAGCGAGTTTCTCGATGAAGACCCCTTGTGCCCGGTAGACAACCATGTAGAGGTTTGTGTCTATGAAATCAACGCCGAGGATCTTCGATCCCGCGCCAAACCCAAAACGATGCCACGCACTTTGTAGACGTTCGCCGCCAGAATCGTGGTGATTATAGATGTACAAGGCATCTGTATCTTCATCCGAGCGGCATACCACAACATTCTCATGTGTAGCCGCAGAAATCTGTGTGATCTTGCCGGGGATGTATCGAGGGACGTGTGCCGTGATATCGGCAGCCTGAAACAGGTTCTCTACCATATCCTTCGGAAAGTATTCCCGAAGTCCACTGAAAGACCCACGGTCAAAGGCGAACAATAACGAAGTGCCTGAGACGGTTGGTGAGCAATTCTTTAACCCCTCAAAACTTGTTGAATAGGTCAACGAGACCGTCTTGGGGGATAAGATAGGTGCACCCTCCAGGATGAACTGAGAGGTGTCTGTGAACAGAACCAGTTTATCCACGAATGGGACCGCGTGGCGGAAGATTGATACTTCATTGTGAGCAGAGGCGACATCAATCGGGGCGGTATCTATAAGATCTACCACCGTGGTCCTGAAGAAGTTGAAGAACTCCCCTGACTCACTGAAGCTCACGTTATCACTGCTCAAGAGGCCAAGGCGATTCTTGAACAGGAAAATATCGTTGATTGTGCTTCCCACAAAGGTGGGATTCGGATTCGTATCCAGATCCCCTACGAGGCGGTTCGCCCACCCAAAGTTAGAGTAGTCATTCCCGTCGTGATCTGAACCATCAGCCTCCTTGAACACAAAGGTACTGTCAGGTTGGCGGATCAAAACGTGGGGCATTGTTGATTCAACGAACTTCAACCCACTCGCTAGGTCTGGGGCCGCGCACTCTTCCCAGATACCCTCACCGATCTCCCCAACCGCAGCTTTAGTGGCGAACTTTACATAGTAATCATCCACCGTCTCAGTTGGATCACTCTCCACTTTCAGGATCAGGCCGTCCTTCGCAAAGGTTGGTAGATCCGCGAACCGCTGGGTGGAATCCTTGAAGCTGCTGATGTAGTTAGAACCGTGTTTAAACTTGGAGGTGATCGTGAAGTCGTTTGCGGTGTTCTTCACATAAATAATGTGACCATCAACGGTGGCAGTCCAATCACTTGAGATAGCCGTTATATTATCGGCCAATCGTGTGGCAACCACGGAGGTATCTGCTAAATCACCCGCAGTTGCTGTACCCGTTCCGACAGTAGTTTCAGTGGTTCCGTCATCCACAGTGACCTGGTAGGCGTCGGTGGTGTCTTCATTGGTCCCTTGTTCAATGAAGATCAGAGCCTCGTTGGTATTCACAGACCCCGGAGTACTATCTGAAGCCATATTTACCGTAATCTCTGTGTTAACGATAAAGGTGACATCAGCAATCGTGACAACTTTGAGGGCGGTATCTGCGTCGTTAGTGTTTAGGTATGAAGTACCATCGGGGGTGTCCACAGTCTCTTCATTCAGATTGATCAGATCAAATATCCGAATTTCTTCGTTCCGAATGATGAGAACATATCTCTCAGCAGCATCCCGGTTGATTATGTGCGTGAACGTCGGTGAGTCCCCGGTGACCCCCGTGTTCATCAGGTGTTCAGTTGGTAATCTCTTGGTCAACCCCCCAACCACCGATGGATAGGCATTCTCTTGGGCCTCACACTGCGAGGCAAACCTGAGAGAATCTGGTTGTTGAGATACCCCGTTGATAAGATTCGGGATGGTTTTTGAAACCAACATCAGCCGCGATCCACCCTGTTAATTGGACTACCACGGTCAATGATACGGGCAACATCCCAGTTATCAAACACACTGTAGTCAGCCGTTTCCATCTCATAATCACGCAGAGCGAACAAAGCAGCTTGTTCATCTGATCGAGAGAATGCGGAGAGCTTCTCAGATCCCACAAGGCGATCTTGGTATATCCTCGCCGCCCTGATCATGATGTAGCGACGGGCATTCTCAGGGAGTTGCCCCCAGTCAAGCATGTAGGTGATTGTGTACTTCTTTGTCTCTGTGAAGGTGTATGTCCGGCTCTTTCGGTTGTACAACTGGTTTCCACGGACTACGACATCATAGTCAACGTCTACATGCTCACCCTCCATGTCTGCCCGAGCAACCCCATCACTGAGTTCTATTTGATTAAGTGAATTTGGAGCCAGTGGCACTTCTTTCTCAGTGTTGAAGTGCCAACCAACACTTTGGACATCGCGGGATACTTCATCAAGAATGTTATCAGCGAGACGCACATCTGCTGTGAGTGATCCAGACATTGAGTTGACGGGAGCCTCTCCCACGGTACTCAACATCGTGTTGATGGCTTCCAACTTTGTTGTGAGTGCGAGGGCCATTCCCAGCTCCTATGAAAGAGAAATGGGGCTGGCCTCCTTTCGGAGACCAACCCGTTGGGTTGTGCAAGGCGTTAACCTTTAGAGCACGCGCCGCGTGATATCACGCGGACTTGATGCCAATCGCGGCTTCAGCTCGCAGGTAGTTGTGACCCATTGCGTACTTAGCAACCATCAGGGTTCCCTGACGATTCACCATGTAGTCACTCTCAACCGCGAGGTCCATGAGCTTGACCGTGCCAACAGCAGAGCGGTGGAAGACCACACCCTGATAGTCACTGAAGTCAATACCCGAGTAGCCTTCATCGGCCACAGCACCAGTAGCACCAGCGTCAACGAACGGGTCGTTGCGGGTGTCTGAGGAACCCAGCGCACCAGTGGCGGTGCCTTCGTCTGCGGTTGGGATGTGGGTACTCATCACGCAGTTTACACCAGCCACCTGAATGACCTGACCACCGCCACTGAGCAACGAGCCACCTGGCCCGTAATCCTTGTTAAGTAGAGCAGCAGCTGTATCAGCACCACCAGCAGCCTTCAGGACTGCATAGAAGGCAGCGGGCGTGAGAACCGCGTAGCGGTCGCCCATTGGCACATCACGCTCATCGAGTGTTTGGGCTGCTTCGATAACCGAGTCAACCACATTGTCACCCGTTGTACCACCCGTGATAGTACCACCTGTGAAGGTGTTACCAAGGACATCAGTAGTATCCAATGAACCAGCGATAGTTGATCGGATGATTGCCTTGTCAGCGTGGTTGGCGAGTGCGTGCCCAAGTTGGCGGCTGTATTCACCACGAATATCGTAGTGATTCATCGCTTCGTCAATGTTCGCAATGAAGCATTGTGAGACCAACAGGTTGTCGATGTGAATCACGCGCTCTGCATGATCAATCGAAGCACCAGTGAGTTCGTTACCAGGCGTGTGGTAAGAAGCAGAGGCAGTCCCCGTGAGTGGGAACTGGGCACTCTTACCGCTCTGGATTGTGCGTACCATATGAAGAGGCATCATGACGTTGCGTTCTTCAAAGGCAGCGAGAACTTCGCCACTAAAGGTCTTGAGGAACAGCTCGTAGTTATCCGAACCACCCTGAGCAAGACCCAAGCGTGAAGCAGTATATGCGTCAGCCATTTGAGGCTTTCCTTTCTAAAAGAGTTAAAGACACGTTGAAAACACCGACGTTACTTCGATGGATTCTGTATCTAACCCGATCAGTCCGGTTGTCCCCCGCAGAGGGCCGCGAGCGTTAGTCAGTTACCTGAATACCTTGTGGTTGAACGTCAATAGAACCAGCGAACCAACCTTCGGGAAGGTCCACCTTGTTACTGGAAAGCTCCCATGACGAGCCATTCCAGAAATAGACATGACCCCGTGTTCCGGGACCAAGCCTAACCAATCCATCACTTTCCGGGACGAATACGACTCTTGAACTTTCGCACGCAGTCAGCCCAAGCATCGCGATAACGCTTAGGGACTTCAGGAGCGTCCGAGGCGAGAGTCGGTTCATTCACCTTCTCCATGATGATATCTAGGAAAATCTTAAATAAAGACGTGAATGCAGCCGCGACAGCAGCCCACATTCTCAGCCTTCTTTCTTCTTCAGGGCCAGTCGGGCACCTGTGTAGCCAAGAGCGACAAGAGCGGAGGCAGCGATACCAAGGATCTTAGCGAGAGAGCTTTCCTCAGCAATAGCACCTGATGCCATGAGACCACCAACAGCGGTAGCGGCAGCAGCGAGCCAGAACTCGGTTGTTTTATACCCAGGTTTCATTGATCACCTCAAAGTTGAGAGATTGAAAGTCGATCCTGTATCTCCTGACGGAAATCAGGATCTTTTTGATAACGGGGATCACGCATCGCTTCGGATACCTGATTCCACGAACGGAACGGATTACCACCTTTGGTGGATGGAGCAGCACCATTGATGAGATTGGGGGTGCTTCCGGTTGCTTGGGCGAACCTCGCAGCAAGCCCCCGTGCAGCCATCACAACTGAAGTCAGCTCACCGGAATCCATTGTCTGATCGTATGCCCCAATCTCTTCTTCTGAGAGATTCTCCTTTGCCCACTCGATCATTTCAACATAGGACTCCTGTCCACCAACCTCGTTGTAAATAGTGGCCTGAGACTGAGCAACCAAAGCCTTCTGCCCATCGACATAAGCACGGGCAATATCTTCTGGAATACCGAGATCATTCTCGATCTTCTCATAGGATTCAGGAGAGAGATTGCCACTCTCAGAGAACTCCTGAGTGTACTCCGCAAGACTGTCAGTGGACAAACCTGTGAACTGCGCATTGGTATCCGTGGACTCGGCAACAGACTCAGTGGATTGTTGGTTTCCCAACTTAGATTCCAATTCACTGTAGGCGTTAGCGAGTGCCTCTGGAGATTCAAACTTCTCGGGGAGCCACCCTGGTCGTTCCGATACCACTTCTTGGTTATCTGCAATCTCCTCGTTAGGTGCGTCGGGTCCAGTACCGCCCATGTCCATCTGGATACGTTCAGCCATTCTTTACCATCTCCTTGGTGATCTCGGCTTCGTTTTTCTGGCTATCACGGAGCTGCCGACCCGCCATATCCATCACTTGACCACCATATTGTTGCACCACAGCATCCTGCTGGGCTTGTTGCATCTCCATCATCAGTTCTTCCTCAGTCTTGATAAGACCCTGTGTGTCAATGCCAAGAGC